ATTCGTTGCACACGTCAACGGTGATGCTACCGAGGCCAACAACACTCGCGGAGACCTCATTGCTCTCGAACTCAAGTCCAATGACTCCACGCCGCTGTTCTTCGATGTTCCGAAGCCGTACATCTGTGATGGAACCCCGTCGTCCATATCATACACCACCTCCAACCATGCAATTGCGGGATACATTTACCTCGTTGTTGATGGTGCTGGAATGGCTCCGATTGCCATTGCAGAAGAGAGTGTAATCACCACGACCACTGCAGTCACTGATCTTATGGTCAGGAGCCTGATTTAAGGAGGGAACAAACATGGTACTTCCACCTGAAACTTATATGAAAATAAAAGAGGGAATGGTCGCAAATGCCCGTAAGCATTCAATTGCTCGGCAGATTATAGGTGTCCGTCCTCTTAACGCTGGCGTTGGTCTGCAGCAGTGGACTTATGACACTCTGACTGAAGTTAGCGATGCACAGATTACGTATGCATTTACCGAAACTGGTGAGGATGTTGCTGACTTCGGACGGAGCCATGTGCCTATTCCTGTGATTCACAAGGAATTCCGCATTGGTTTCCGTGATATCGTTGCAGCACAGCGCGGTGGTTATCCGCTTCAGTCTGCTACTGCAGATTCCGCATCTTACAAGGTAATGCTGCAGGAAAATGCAATGCTGCTTAATGGATACGCTGCTGATGGAACCAACTATGACATCAAAGGTCTGTATCAGTCTGCAGGAAACACTGAAACTACTTCCAAGGACTTTGGAACTGCAGGCAATGCTATGTCGAAGGTTCAGCTTGCTATCACGAAGATGCTTGAAGATGATATTTATGGCCCGTATAACCTTGTTCTGAATCCTGTTCAGTTTATGGAGCTTGCTGTGTCGGTTCTTGGATCTGGCGCTGGAGATCGTGAGATCACTATGGTCAAGGAACTTCTTGAAGGTGGTCAGATTTATTCTACACCGTTCCAGACAGTCGATACAGGAATGCTGCTTGCACAGCCTGGTTCTGGTTTCTTTGAGGCCGTTATGCCTGTTGACATGACTATTCGGACAGAGACCCTTCAGAAATCCCGTGATGAGTGGGGTCAGGTATACGAGTGCATTGTTCCTGTAATTTACGATGCAAACGCGATTTGTGGTCTAACCAATATTTAAGGAGGATATCTCATGGCTTGGGTAACAACAAAGGAGGTTAAGGCTATCGTCAAGTCATCGCTTTCCAATAGCGAGCTTGAACAGATAATTAACCTCGCCCAAGAAGAGATAGAGGCAAGAGCAAATACATCTACTTATCATGTGTATTTGCGTTTTGCCGTTCTTTACCTTTCGGCAGCAAGCGCACTTCGCACACTTAAAACAAGTGGTGAATTAGCATATACTAACAAAATTGGAACCACTCATCAGATAAACCAAATTGATGGAATGATAGAGAAATTTGATGCACTTTCGGAAAGTTATATACGAAAGCATACTGTAATTTCTCTTAATACTGATCCACAGGCTGGTATATCATTAATTCCGTGTAATTATGCAGACGCGGAGGAGTGAGAGTGGATGATGATAGATATGTCGAACGGGGGCAATACGAAAAGGAAATTGCTTTATTAAATGCAGAAATAAAAATTCTGGTTTATGAAGTAAAGGAATTACAAAAGCAGGTAAAAGCCAATGAGAATGAGCATAAAGAATTTTTCAAAAGTGTTATACGTGCTCTTCTTGGAATTATAGGAGCCATTGCAACGGGATTTAGTGCATTGGTTTTAGGGGGAAAGATATAATGGTGCTGGAAAATAAGTTTGGTAAAATGCTGTATAAACTTGGAAAGAATTATACTTTTAAGACTGCTACAGCAACTACCGCTTCCGATACTTTTTACGGCGATGCACCTGCTACTTACACGGAAACTACCGTCCGTGCTGTTATCTTACCTACTCGGGCCTATGATATTCATTCAAATGTTGTTTATATAAGTAGACCAATTGGATTGGAAGAAATAGGTATTATTTCTATATTCATTGAACAAGATGATTGTGTAATCGATGTAGATGATTTTGTAAATGTTGGAGATTATTGGTATAAAATACACGCCAAAGAAATCTACGATGAATCATATTACATATTTGAAGCCAAATTAGGAGATGAGCCGTCATAATGGCAGCAAAGGTAAGAGTAATACCAGAATTTTCTGAAAGGCTTATTTATGTATTGAATCCTATCAATTTCGTAGAGCAAACGCAGATTCTCAATGCAATTGATGAAAATGTGAATGAAATGTTTGGTGAGATTATTAAATCTTCGCCTGTTGATACTGGCGATTATCAGTTATCATGGTCAAAAACTTACAGAAAAACTGGAACATCGCATATTTGGGAGTTGAGGAATACTTCAGATCATGCAAGATTCTTGGTTTATGGAATGGATATTAATTTTAGGAGATTTATTAGAACATCGAGAGGATTGACGGGTAAATGGTATAAATATCCTGATACAACTCGGGGGATAATCCATGATGTGAGGCGCATTATTTGGCTTCAAAGAAATAGATTACTTACTGATGTTCAAAGACTGACATTATCTTTCGATGTAAAGAGTAGAACATTTGGGGCAAGATTGAACCTTGCTGCGTTTACAGCATTCAATTATGGAGAACGATATAGATGAAAGAAAATATTGAAGATATAAAACGTGGTGTAAAAACTTTTATTGAAGCAAGAGTAATATCACTTGCAAATAAAGTATTTGCTGCGTTTCCTGAACAGAAATCTTCATATCCTTGCTGTGTAATTGATGTTGTTGCTTCGAAATCACAGCCTCTATATGAGGGTGGATTTCAGCAGGGCTTGCTTCGTTTAACGATTGTTCATACTGATACAAAATCTCTCGACCAATTATTTGATGATGTGCATATTGCATTTATTAAATATGGTTATTTGATTGAAGATTTTAGTTATGAAGGTATTTTTGCAATTACGCCTACAATGCCTGCACTTGTTGAGAAAGGAGAATTATTTAAACGCGAAATGGATATTGACATTTCGTGGATTATTGTGAGGTAATAAAAATGGCAACTGGAGCGCATGGACAATATCTTGGTGTTGTTGAACTTGCAAAAGAAACGGTTTATGGAAAAACGCCCACTAATCCTGCTATGGGTTGGATTGGATATGTGCAGTCGGTAAAGAACGGTCAGAAATTGCTTACCGAAGATATCAAGTATTTGAAATCTAATGCAGCAACTACTGGACGGCCTGATTCGCACAAAATCGTGCAGACAGGGGAAGAAGTATCCCTTGATATTGAATATATTCCACAGGTTGGAAATCTTATGTTGAACGGATCGCATCCAAGTCTGTTTGCTGGTTCGTTTACATCAGATACATCAGCACCTTGGCAGCCAGAAGATACGATTCCTTCGTATACTGTTGGTGTTATTGACAAGTGGACTGATGCATCTACTGGTGGAAAAGAGTTTATGGTATATAACGGCATGATGGTTCAGGACTTTTCGCTTTCTGTAGAAGTTGGAACTGCCATGCGTTGTAATGCTACTCTTATAGGCAAATCGCTTACACCTTCTAAGACTACTTATATTGGAACTGGTTCTCATGCATCTGAACTTAACGCTGCGCCTCTTGGAGCATCGCATATAAGTTCAATTCAGATGAGGGCCACTGGTGGCACTTGGGCCAATATTACTGATCTTGTTAACGGTATTGAAGTCAATATTTCTAATAATATTGAAATAGCAAAGGATCTGAACGCAACTTCGACATCGAAGATTGCTGCGTCTGTTCTTACCTATCGTGATATTACTGTATCATTGGATGTAGATTATTATGATTTCACTGATGCACCGTCACCAAACAAGACCAATTTTGCTCTTGATGATATCATTGCTTTCCAGAGTTATGATCTTTCGTTCCTTGTCGAACAGGGAGCCACTGATTATTATGTAAGTCTGGTAGGAATGAAGTTCCCAGAGCTTCCGTTCTCGTATTCTCTTGAAGGAATAGCAGGCGATAAGCTTACCTCTCTGCCACTTGAAGGTTCGGCAACTCTGTCGGCTATTGGTGTTGCAGCAACGAGAGCAACCTAAATTTAACAATTTTTTGAAGGAATAAAATATGCAGACAATTGAAATTAATGGAAAAGAATATGAACTTACCGACAATCCTACTCATGGTATTGTTCGTGATATAAAGAAATTTCAGAAAAAACTGTCTATGGGATTTCTTTTAAAATATAAAGATACTATTGCATCGTTTAAGCCAAATACGCCGATTCAGGAAGCTATGGTTCAGATAGCAGAAATTGATCCTGAAGGTATGGCTGAATATAATGAAGATATGGAAGATTTTTTTGAAATATCTATTATATCGTTGGCTACAGGAAAATTGTGGAAACGTGAAGATTTCTATAACATGAAGGAAAAAGAATTTAAGTCAATACTTGATTCTTGTAAAGAAGTTGTAGGGAGTGATGCTGAAGGTTTTTTCGGAATCTCGATTACGAGTTCACCACAGACAGAGAGCGAGATGAACAACGAACCAATCCAAGAACAGCCCTGTTAAAAGACCTTTTTGATAGCAAGGCAGAGCGCAAAATAATAAAGTGGAAACAAATCATTCGTGATGGAAAGGGTCACGATGAAACTTTTAATGACCTTGCTATTATGAAACAAATGGGGTGGTCGTGGACAGAATTAAACAACATACCAGAACGTGTTTATTTGTCAACAGGACGGATATTAAGTCTCCAGGCCAAACACGCTGAAGCAGAGCGTGAAAAATCTAAAAAGAATAATCAAAGAAAAGGAATGGGAGTGAAATAAAATGCCAGCAGAATCAATAGCAACGGGAGATTTGGTTTTTAATATTGTTGCAAACAATTTAACAGCCGCAGGAGTATCGTCAGCAAGAGCAACAATGACAATTGGTGCAACTGCAATAGCAAATGCTACCAATTCAAGATTGATGACCATATCTAATACTGTTAAAGATGTGGAAGAAAGTTTTAGACGGCTCGGTAATACTCTCGTTGGTGCTGGCGGTGCTCTTACTGGCACATTTACACTTCCTCTTCTTTTAGGAATAAAAAGTCTTACTACTGCTGGAACTGAATTTGAAACTGAACTTTATCGTGTTGCTTCTTTGTTTACCGATGCACAACATCCTGTTGAAACATTGACAAAAGATTTAAAAGATTTTGCACAGGCCACTGCTATAAAAAGCCAATTTACAGGGGCAGAAGTTCTTCAGACCATGTATATCATGGGTCAGGCTGGCTATATGTTAAAGGATGTTTATTCTGCGACAAATCCTATTCTTGAATTGGCAACAGCACAGCAATATGATCTTGCACAGACATTTGCTATTGTTAATTCTGTATTAAAGTCGTATAATCTTACATCTGAAGATTCAGAAAAAATAGTTAACATGTTGGCTGCCGCAGCAACACAGTTTAACCTTTCAATGGATGATTTGCAAAACGGTCTAAAATACATCTTACCTACTGCTAAATCTCTTGATATGGAATTGTCCGAGATGCTTGTTATACTTGGTGCTCTTACTGATAGAGGTTTTAAGGGTCAGCAGGCAGGACGTATTCTTCGTGATTCTTTTTCAGATTTAATTGCTCCTGTAGGAAAAAGCAGCACAATTCTTGAAAAATATAATCTTACCCTTTATACTAACCAAGAAGCGATAAATGGGGCAGCAAGAGCATATAATGCAGCAAGACAGCAACTTGAATATATGGAACGTGGCACACTTGGGTCAAAAACTGAACTTGCTGAATTATCTGCTGAAATAGATAAAAATAATATTCTCATTTCACAGGCAAAAACATCTGGACAAATTAATGAAATTGAAAAACTTACTGCCGCAAATACAACATTGAAAAATACATATTCTTTGCTTTCTGGACAGCAGAGAATAAATTCGGCTCAAATAGCAGAATATAGACAATATGTTGATGATCTTGGCGTAGAAATGGATAAGGTAACAGTAGAAGGTCTTGTTCCTTTCCATAAGGTAATAGAAGAAATAGCCGAAAGTGGGATGACTGCAGGAGAAATATATGATGTATTTGGAAAGCAGTCTGGTGGTGCTATAATTGCTCTTACCGATATTTATAGAAACAATACTGATTATTTCAACCAGATGATGGATATTGTAGAGACTAAATTGGCTGCACAGGAACAGGCTGCAGTTCAGATGGAATCTACAGCATTTCAGTCAAAGAAATTGCAAGAAGCATTGTCTCAATTGAGATATGAAGGATACGAGGCTCTTGCACCTGTAATTCGGGAAATAAACGATTGGGTTCTTTTAAATCATGAAAGTCTTAAAATGTTTATGAGAATGCTTATTGAAGGAATGCTTCCTTCTTTACGCAAATTTCTTGGTATGATACAGGGTGTTATTGATTGGTTTAAAAATCTTGGTGAAGGCACTCAAAGAGCAATTATTGGAATAACAACTACATCGGCTGTATTTTTAGCAGCAATTGGGCCAATATTGCTTTACATAGGAGCACTTGCTTGGGGTATTGCATCATTGATAGGCCTTGGAAGAAGAGGCTTTGATACTGCTCTTATAATGTATAATTTGGCAAAAGCAATAAATACTGTAGGAGTTATGAACCTGTTAACTAATAGCACTATTGGAAAACTTGTCCAGGGTCTATTAACTTCATCAGGTGTAATAGTTGCTAACGCAGCAGTTGCTACTACTTCTGCAGGAGAAGTTACTATTGCGTATACTACTGCTACAGGAGCAATGTCACAATCTGCTTATGCTGCCAATCTTGCAGCACAGGGATATGCTACAACTGGAACTGCTGCAGTCGGTGCTGCAGGCGGTGTATCAACATTAGGAGCTTCTATAATGGCTATCTTACCTTATTTGGCTTTGGTAGCAGCAGCATTATATGTATTTTATTATGCATGGAAAAATAATTGGTTTGGATTAAGAGATTTTACTGATACGATTATAAAAGATATTAAAAATATAATAGCAAACTCAAATCTTGAAAAAGATTTTGAAAATATTAATAAAGATATTGCTAATCAAGTATCTGGCCTTTTTATGATGATAGAAGGAATAGTAGAAGCCGATGGGGGAAAAATAACTGGTGGAATAGGTAAAATGATAGGTAGTTGGCTTCGTAAAATAGTAGATTCTGCAATGTTATTTTATGATGCTGGTAAAATGCTTTGGGATTTCTTTATGATGGGAATTACTCGTCAAAAAACACCCGAAGATATTACCCGTGGAATGACAGAAATGTTTGCCGAAAGAATGGCCAGAGAAGAAAAACAGGTAAGTGAATATACAAAGCAATTTATAGAAGGTTTTACAAGAGGAGATTATACTGTTAATGCTCTTGGTGAACTTAAAAAGACAAATCAAAAGATAGAAGAGGAAAGGGAAAGATCACTCAAAGCCAACGCTACACTTCTTAAAAAGCAATACGATCAAAATATGACGTATTATGAAATGGTTGATGGTGGTATTAGATTTAATACTAATTATAATCCTTTTGCTGGAATAAAGTCTCCTGCTGCACTTGAAGATGTAAATTCCACAATCAATAGTATGGATAATTCAACCGTTAATTTAAATAAAACGCTGGAAGATGGCACTATTACTCTTGATGATTTAATGGAAGTGTATAAATTGATTCCTAATGGAATTACCGATTCCTTTGAAACAAATAGCACTGAAATTCAAGATATAATGGCCAATGCGCTTGGTGATATTGATTATGCTTCTTTTGGAGAGGACGCAGGAAAAGAATTTTTAAATGCATATGAAGAATCTGCAAAAATAAATATTGATAATTTGTATGAACTTGCTGGAATGAGTTCTCTTGGACAGGCACTCGGTCAATTTGGCGTTGCTGGAACTGCTCCAACTTATTATACATCAAGAGAAGCGGAATTATCTGGACTTAATAGAGTGGGAGATAATTTATATGACCGTAATACAATTAATAAAGCAGTAGGAGAAGAAAAGATATACGATGGAGAAATTCGTAATCTTATTGATATAATGTCTGGTTATACTCCTGCTGGAACATATGCTCCCCAAATGACTATTGGGGCTGCTTTACCAACTGTAGAAACCATGGCAACAACTGGTGCTGGATATTTGACTGAAGCAATGGCTCCTTCTGCTGCACCGACAATTACTAATATTACAAATAATAATGTATTTAATATAAATACAAATGTATATCCGAAAGAAGAAATGAATGCAAGTGAAATAAATAAACTTGGCAATGAAATAACGGCAATCGTGGAACAAAAACTTGGAGAAAAATATCAGTCTGATGAGGTTATTTAATGGCACAAATGGTTGACTCTTTTGGTACAGAATATAATTTTATTGAATTTAAATTAAAATATGACCTTGAAAAGCCTGCTCTTTTAGAATTTAGGGCTCCTATTCCTTCTGGTGAAATAACAGATACTTTTGCTATAAAAAGTGGATGCGGAACTACTAATGTTGCTATAAGAAATATGTGCGTATGGGGAGATGACCTTTATGCTGTTGGCGATTCTATAAATTCTGACGAAACAGGTAAGATATATCGATGTATCGATGAAAAATATTGGGAAGTATGTTATAATGGAAGTGGGTTAAAAGAATCACCACAACAAATAATAAAATCTAATTCAGGTAATTATTTGTATTTTGGATGTGCATCAAGTGGTAAAATATTTATTTCAACTACTGGAACTTCTTGGACTCAAATTGCTTCTTTATCAGGCGGTTCTAAAATTACAGCACTATGCGCTCATACTTATGGTGGGTCTCATTATATTTTTGCAGCAATAGGTAAGAAACTCTATATGGCAGCAGAGAACAGTTCTACTTGGTCGGATGTTACCCCGTCAAATATATATGGAACAGAGATAAATACAATAGCATCGTTTAATACATATCTATATATAGGAACAAATTATCCAAATAGTGTTCATTATTCTACCAATAATGGTAGTAGTTTTACAAGTCTTTATATTGGCACAGGATTTGATGGTGGAAAAGTAAAATGGCTTTATCCATACGGTTCATATTTATATGTTTTTGGTAGTAGTGGAAGAATTAATCGTATAAATACTTCTCATACTGTTTCTAATGTTTATAATTCTGGAGAATGGAATGATTCTTACCCAATTGCTACAGCAACTTATGATAGTAAACCATGGGTAGCAATGCAAGATGGGAAAATTATTTATTCTAATGATGGTAGTGGTAATTATGGAACATGGGAAATAATTGATGACCTTAATACTTATGGATTTGGAAATTGTGTTTCAATGTCTAAAGAAACGGGAACATCGTATCTTTGGATAGGAACCGATAAAAATACTATTGTAAAGGTATCTGGTTCTGCAGGAACGTATACTTTTGCAAGTGGTAAAACAACAACAGAAAAATATGTAAATGGTCTTTATGTGGGAACTACATCTCTTTATGGCGGTGGAACTACTTTTATTAATGATGGCAGTCTTTATGTAGGAACAGGAAACCCTGATTCTGCATCGTATACAAAAAGATATGGTCAACCAGAACAGTATATTAAAGACATTGTTGTTTTTGGTAGTTCAATATATGCTTGCACTGGTTCAGATGGTCTAATTCTAAAATCTGATGATGGAAGAGAATGGAGTGTTGTTTATAATTCGTCGGATTCTATAATTTATGCACTTGGAAAAACTACTGGATATATTTGGGCTGGAGGAGCTTCTTCATTTTTAAGATCGAGCAATGGAACATCTTGGAGTAGTGTTTCAAGAACTGGAATGAAAGGAACTATCAATTGTATGACTAAAAGTTCTAATACTACTACAGTTTATATTGGAACATCTTATATATTAGATATAATTTGGACTTGCACAGATTCAACCAGTGCTGCTGTTTCAGAAAGTGTATCCATTGGTGGTTCTGCTTTAAGCATTTATTATGATGAAGGCCCAAGTATGATAACTGTTGCTTATACAACAAGCAATGGAAGAATGGGTTATTATTATTCTTCTTCATGGCAAAATACTATAATACGCTCTGGAGTCGATTGTAATGCTATTACCTTTTATAATTCGGCTTGGTATGTTGGGTTTGAAGATGGGCAAGTTTGGAAATCTTCTGGATATAACCCGTATTTTTCGTTTAAATATGAATGCACAATACCAGATAATGATTCACAGGTAATATCATTAATTCCATATGGAATTGATTTGTATATTGGAGGATATTCTTCAACAGGCGGGGCAACCATTTACAAATATGTTAATTCTTTGCTTACCTTGGAAGTTGACCATCAAATAGAAACATTAAAAGATATACAAAAATTGTATGTTTGGAAAAATTATATTTATGCTGGAGGAAGAACAACTGCTTATAAATCGATAGTAATACGAAGCCCTGATGGTATACGATGGGAAGTTGTTTATACTAATACAAATGGTTCAGGAATTTATGCTTTTGGAGTAATGGGAGATTATCTTTATATTGGTGAAAAATCAACAAATTCGGCTAAAATATATAGAACAATAACAGGAAAAGATTGGACACTTGTTTATACATCATCAACTTATGATATGGTTAATGATTTTTGTTATTGGGATTATAATAGTAGTCTTTGTGTTGCATTTGGTAGCACTGGTCCAGGTGTGGCAGGAGCAGTTTATGCATCTTTTAATGGAACTTCATGGTCATCAATATTGAATACAATGAATACTGCAAAGTATCATATTTCTTGTTTATGTGTTCATGGAAATTATTTGTATGCTGGTGGAGGAGGATATCTTGCTGGTGATATTTTTTATGCGAGAACCAGTAATGGTTCTTCATGGACATATATGCATACTTATATTTCTTCATATGCTTCTTATTCAGCAGTTTATTCACTTGTTTCATTTAATTCTTATTTATATGTAGGATGTGCTTGGTCTGGTTCTGCCGATGGATATGCGCCATTTTGGAGAACAAGTGGTAATTATACTTATACTCATTTAACAGGCCTTACTTCTCGGTCACAAATTTCTGCTATTGGATATTCGATGTATGCTTCTAAAGAAAAGATTTATGCAATAATATCTTATTCAGAAGTTTTTGAATCAACAAATGGAACTACTTGGACAAAAATTCATAGTATGTCAACCAATTCATCAGAATATGCTATAAATATTATTTTTGATAATGTAATTACTGCAGGAACACGTATTTTTTATAGACCTATATCAAGAATAGGACAGTATATTCAGAAATTGCGTAATGCAGATTATTTTATGTTTAAATCGTGTGGAAGCACTTTTGAAGATAAATTTATTTTAAAATATGTTGAAATAGAAAATGAAATGATTTTAAGAATGGTAATGCAAAGTCATGAAATTGACCTTTGGAGATCATTTGGTTATTATATTGAAGAAACATCTGGTTTTGTTGATTATTCAGAAGAAGGAATATATGCAGATGAATTTTTAAATAAGGTAATAGGAGATACTTGTGCTTCTAAATTTAGAGTTAAATATTGCCCACATATGCTTATAAAAATTAAAGGTGAATGGCTTTCAAGAACCCAGTGGCTTTATGAAGTAGCAAAATCACTTTCTTTTGCTATTAACGATAACAGCACTTATTCATCATGTGATTTTAAAGCAACCGATGATATATCAAGTGATACTATAAAAGACAAAATGGATGTGGTTGTTAATAATAATGGTGATATTTTTATTATGCCTGCAGGAACCACTATTAATGGAACAGACCCAGATTATACAGGGCATTTTACAAAAATTTCAACAGATATTACCGATTATGTTTGGGATGCAACAAAGGCCAGTGTAAATATGATTGAATATATCAATGCTCTTATTCTTGATGGTAGTGGAACGGGAAAAGCGCGTAACAATTATCTTGCCAATCCAATGACATTTTCTTATTCCAATAGTTTTGATACCCAAGAAAAAGTAAATGAATTGTCAAATATAATATTATATCCAAATGTAGAAGGAGTGATTTCTTCAAGTATTACTTCATCTGGTTCTGGAATGTTTATTTATGGTTTCCTCATCAATCAAAATTGGAGTGTTCCTTACGCAATTGATGTTTATCATCCATCACTTGTAATAGATATTGAAGATTCTTGCACAATGCAAGTTTCTGTTTCCCACGATGCCGTTCTGGATGGTTCAACAGAAGCCACATATTGGAAAGAAGTAGGTTTAATTTTTGGTGGCGGTAATAAAATGGGAGTATATAATGAAATGTATCGCGCAGTAATACGGGAAGAACGTGTTAATAGTTCTTATTATTATTATTTAAGGATATATCAAGGTGAAACCATACTCGCCACACATACTCTCACTTCAACAACTGATATTATTGATCTTTCTGCTACAAATTACCTTGCTGTTCAATGGTATAAAGAAAGTGGTGTTCCAACTATTAAGGTATGGATGGATAAAGATTCGATGCCAGATACAGGCGTAGATTCCCCTCTTATTACTTTTACCTCTGATGTTTTGGAAAATACATATGGGTCTGTTGGTATTCATTCTGGAAGTGGAGCAACAATTACTGGTTCTACTTATACAAATTTCTTGATAATTCCAAAAATTTCTGCTCGGGCAAGTGATTTTTCAATAGAAGGATATACTCTTTCTTTGACGGATGGAACTACACTTACAAAACCAGTAATGATTATAAGAGATAAAGCAATAACAGATGCAAAAACTGGCAGAGCTGTGGCTATTAATGCTTACCAAAATGCATCAGTTGCTAAAGAATTGATAATTAGAGTTGATCCAGAACAATATATGTGGGGTTCATCGGCAAATAGATTGAAAATTGGTCAATGGGTAACAATAGATGGGAAAGGATATTACAATGGCGAATATCGTATAAAAACCATTGAAGTGACTCAAGATAAAATGCTTATTGGTCTTGATAATAATAAGATTAATTTCTCTGATTATGTAGATAGCATCAGGACACAAGTCAACAAAATAGACTCTTTTGGAGTCTAAACTTTATTGTTTTTATATATGCTCCTCTAATAATTAATGGGAGTGAATTATGTATATTGGAGATATTTATGTTCCAACTGTTTCTGAACTTTCTTCAAAAAATGCAGAAAAGGTAGATTATCATGTTCGGGGGCTTGGAACAGATTATATTTATCCTATTGATGGATTAAAACAAGATGTAAATTCTATTGTTATAAAAGGTTTACTTTACAAATCAACAAATGATCCAAAAAATGCTAATGATTATGCGGAAGATTTGATGGCTCTTGAAGAAAGAAGCGCAGTTTCCAATTATATTCATTATGGCGATTCTATTGGTTTTTTATCAAATATTAAAATTTCTTGTCCGAATAATTTAAGACGAAGAAATATACGTGAATATGAAATAGAAGCTAAATTTTTTCCTTATTCATTATATCAACATGGTCTTACATATCGTGGAGATCGATATGATGATGCAGTTTATTATTGTTATCCTCGTATTTTTATCTTACCTGAATATGCTACAAATGTTCATTTGGCCAATGATATAGATATTGTTCCTTTAGAACCGATAGGATATATTACAGATGGTGAAATAACACCTTCTAATATTATTCCTATTTTTAGACCATTTCCTGTATTAAATGAAGAAAATTATGATACTTTAACAGGAAATGAAGGAACTGATTCAGAATCGTTAACAGGAACAACTATTGAACTTGAAGATGAAGAATATGTAGAATGGACAGTAAAAGTTGGTGTAGATATTCCAAGAGGGGTATATAAGGTAAAATTTAGAGCAAAAGAAAATATCAATGCTCCTGATATTGGTCTTACTATTACAGGTTCAATAAGTGGTGAAATAGCAGATTTAAATTTTAGTGGGCCTTCTACTTTTAAAGTTTATGAAACTGTGGCTATTTCCTTTACTATTCATGAAGAATTGACAATAAAAGTATCTAAATTAAATATTGGGCTATCTAATACGGTAATTTTAGATTATATTGGTTTTAATTCACAATTTAGTGTAATGGTTCTTTATGACCATTCACAAGAAAATGGACATGGGCCAGTAAAATTGTATGATACAGTATTACATTCTGATGATGAAGATGACGATCCTTCCAATTGGAAGCGTGTTTATTCGTTGCGGCATAAATTTGAAGGAGATTTAGTTGTTCAAAATGAATTAATGTCTTGGAGACTTGATTCAACAAAAACTTGGGCTGAAACTGGTATTCTTACCTTGCGTGACGTTGAAGAAGAAAAACATCTATGGCCAGATCAATTTTCTTCAAATTATCCAGATATTCAAATAATTAAAATTGAACCGTATTATATTGAATTGGAAAGTGCTAAAGTAAGTAGTCTTGGTCTTGTAAAAACAAGAATAATTGTAGATCCTTTAATGTTTAGATGTGAAGTATTTAAAAATGAAAGTGTTTCTGGTTATAGAATTGCTTGCACAACGTCTGATCTTGCTTTTACTGCTTATGATATGGTATTGACTGTAGAAGATGATGAAACAATAGCAACTACAACTTCTACAGAAGGATTTTTTGCTATTATACCACAATTAGGATATTCTGATATAACATACAAACATCTTCTTTTTGATGCTTTTAATAAACCTACAATAAAACAGTATATTAGTAAAAGAAGGATATAATATTCTTTTTTTATTTCTGATGATAATAGTATTTAAATAAGTAGTTCCAATATTTTAAGAGGTGAGAAAGTGGATTTCACTATTGTAATTACGATATGGGATTTCCTTGTTTCTACTGGAATAATTTTTGTAGTGCTTGGTTCAATTATTACTATGATAATTAGCCGCGTTGCACTCATACCTACCTTAAAGAAGGTAAAGGCTATTCTTGATGTTTTTATTGAGAAAGCCGAAGATGGGGAAATTACTCCTGAAGAAGTAAAGGTAATCTGGAAAGTTATCGAAGCGCAGATTGGATCTGATTTCTGGCTTAAATTGTTCGGATTCATGTTCAAGCAGCCTTCTGAAACTGAAATCAAAGAGTTAACTCGTAATTAAGGAGGTATGAAAAATGGGCTCATTTAGCGATTATCTTGAGGATGAACTCCTCGATCACATTTTTGGCATAGGTTCTTGGTCTGCACCTGCAACGGTGTATATTGCACTTTCAACAGCAGACCCAACCGATGATGGTTCTGGTATTGCTGAACCTTCAGGTGGTGCATATGCTCGCGTTGCTGTAACGAACAGTGGAACAAATTGGGATACTTCATCTGGTGGTGCAACCGCCAATAAGACTGCATTTTCATTCCCTACGGCAACGGCATCTTGGGGAACTATTACCCACTTTGCAATATTTGATGCGTCAACTGCTGGTAATATGCTTATGTATGGTGCTTTGACTACATCAAAAGCAGTAGGAAATGGAGATACTCCGAAATTTAATATCGGAGCAATTGATATTACTTTAACGTAATATCAATTTATTAATTTATTAGGTGTAAAAAATGGCAATACTTGATATTTTTCCTGCAAAAGTAAATTCACCCCCAACAAAGTTGACTTATGGGATAAATGATACTGATACTACTGTTTATGTTGATGAATTAAATGTTTTTCCTGATGCACCCAATGAGGCAACAATAGGTAAGGGTATATTAGCAGAAACTGTCAAGTATACTTATAAATCTGCATCGAGTGGTGCTGGATATTTAACAATAGAAAGAGCATTTCAAGGAATTGCTGCTTCATGGCCTGCAGGAACTGAAATTGCTCGTAAATATACTGCGTATGATTATGATGCAATGTGTAATAATTTAACGGAGCATAATCATAAATTAGATGATTTAACTGCACCTGATGATAATACAGACCTTAATGCATCGACTTCTGCTCATGGATTATTGCCAAAACTTCCTAATGATGATGATAAAGTTTTGGATGGAACAGGTTCATGGGTCGATTCTGATGCTCTTCCAAGTATAAGTGCTCCAACACGAACTATTTGGCTATCTGCTGGTGCAGGAATGCCGAATACTACCGATGGTTGCGAAGCATGGGCGCAGACAGAACTTGAAACAAATGACATTCAGATCGGATATCTTGAATACCCGACTGCTGTCGGTAGGTCTGCACAGTGGCTTTTTGCCATGCCTGACAATTATGATGGTGGAACGATTACAGCGAAGTTTTATTGGACTTTTTCGTCTGGTTCTGGGGATGTTATGTGGGGCATTTATGGCAGGGCATTCGATGATGATGAAGCACTTGATCAGTCATTAGGATCTGGTGTGACGGTCACAGATACAGGACTATCTGCAAACGACCTACATAAAACAGCAGCGACAAGTGCTTTAACGTTAGGTGGCACTCCATCAGGCGGGGATCTTGTTATCATACAAATAGCACGATTAGGACAAGAAGAATCTGATACCCATGGTGGATCGGCCTTGCTTCTTGGCGTAAAACTTGAATATACAACTAATACTTACAGCGATTAACTATGACATATTACGGCGAAGAAACCTATGAGGATGGAGGGTACATTTACCAGAAATTCCTGCAATCTGGAGTGTTCCAACCACCTGCGGGCGTCACAAAAGTAGATGTGCTTGTGGTCGCTGGTGGCGGCGGCGGCGGTTATTGCACTTATTACAAATATACAGCCGGGGGTGGCGGCGGCGGCGGTGTCAAAAACGAGTTTGATGTATCCGTCAGTGGAGATGTCACCGTCACCTGTGGTGGCGGCGGTGCAGGGGGCACTGACGCTGCGAGGCGGGGGGGAACTGGCGGAAGCTCTGCGTTTGGAGATATATCATGCTCTGGCGGTGGAGGCGGCGGCGACTCGCTGTATAATGTTAATGGCTTATCAGGCGGCTGTGGCGGTGCTGGTGGTTCTGGCGGCAATGGTGCTGGTACTGGCGGTTCAGGTATATCAGGACAAGGATACAAAGGTGGGAATGGATATCGCTACGCTACCACATATTGTGCTGGTGGAGGCGGCGGTGCAGGGGGCGCCGGTGGGAACGCGACATCTTCATCCAATGGCGCAGCGGGGGCTGCACGAACCGTATGGGGGACAGCATATTCAAGAGGGGGTTGGACTTCAAGTTCCAACACGTCACGATCAGCAAATACAGGGGATGGGGGATTAGGGCGAACAGGCGTATCCGGTGGTAATGGCGGCGCAGGCGGTTCTGGGATCGTTATCGTCCGCTGGCTACCCCCATCTGGAGGGGCTAAACCCTTCATTGGCCTGGGCTCTGTGAACATTATGATGATTTGAGGTAAAAAACATGAAAGTAAAAGAATATCAAGTATTTGAAAAAGAAAAGAATATAACCATTGAAACATTTATTCAGTGTAGATATCTCGATTCTACAACGATGAATGGGATTGTATTCGATAATGGATTAAAGGTTGAACAGTGGTCAGAATATCAGTGGGTTACTGAAAATGATGTTCCTTCAAAAACAGAAATGATTTATCGTTTTGAGTTTGTTCCTGAAGATTATGATAAAATCAATAATCTGTTTAATGCCATCAAAGCGGCTGGAAAAGCCATTGTAGCAGCAGAAGAAACTATTGCAAAGAAATCTAATCTAACAAATATTCTTGATAATTGGAAAGAAATAGAAGCGGTAAAGTAAAATGTTTAATACTGGTGGATTTAACGATGTAAGATTCAATAGCGGCGAAAATATTATTGAATTAGAAGCATCCATCAGTGCTGTTTCATCGGTAGAAAATGATCTTTCTATTACTATATCTCTTGAATCGATTATTTCAAGTGTTTCATCAATAGAAAATGATCTTTCATTAACATTATCACTTGTATCTGAAATTACAAGTATATCAATTGTAGAGAACGAACTTGCTCTTACCTTATCTCTCGAATCAGAAATTAATGTAATTTCTAATGTTGAAAATGATTTATCATTAATCTTATCGTTAGAAACTGAAGTATCAGCAATTTTATTAATTTCAGATACAACACTACCATTAATTTTCAATCTCGAAACCAGTATAACATCAATATCATCAGTTTCAGATACAGCATTACCATTAATTTTTAATCTTGAGACAAGTGTATCTGCTATTTCTTTTATTGATGATGTAGAAATGCTTACAGGATTAGAACTTAATGGTTCTATTTCTTGTATTTCTACAGTTTCAGATTCTTCATTAGTGGCTACATTGGCTCTTGCTGGTTCAATAACTTGTATATCAACAGTTTCTAATGCAATAATCGTATTTGATTATTATCTTGAAATAAAGGTAAATACAATTACTGATTGTTATGCCGATATGTCTCGAGAAATGATAATTATCGGACAGATTGGTTCAGCATCTTCACTTACGGCTGGATTAGTCCAAACTGTTTCTATTACCTCTTCTTTAACTCCAATTTCCAATGTAACATCTATAATAGAAATATTCCGTGGTTTTGAAGCCACAGTAGATGCAATATCATCGGTTTCTGATACTACTTTTGATACTCAAACTTCATTTGAAGTTACAATAGCATCTGAATCTCTTGTTATTGGCGAAATTACTTATTACAATTATTTTGAAACAAATATAGTGGCTATTTCTTCTATTACAATTGAATTAGGAATTACTATATCAATGGCAGGAACTATTGATTCTGTATCTGCTGTAAGTGGTCAATTCTATTCGCTTTTCATAGATGCACAATATAGTGGTCTTACTGATTATATTCATCTTACTTGGACGGAGGCCTGAAAATGACAAGAAGATTATACTCACAACTTACATTTTCTGACCTTTCTGGCCCAGATGCTTTAAAAAATATTGATTTGTTTACTACTCAATATATATATACTTTTAATTGGCTGATCAATATTGATGCAAGTGATGAGAAAAAAATATATTTTTTTACTGATGTAAATGTTCCTTATAATTCCGATTGGGAAACTGGAACTTATACTTTTAAAATTAAAATATATTATCCAAATACAAATATTTATCTTTATGCTACTCTTCATAGAGTAAATTCTTCTGGTGTAATTCAAGAATCTACAAGTGAAAGCACTGGCATTCAATTAAGTTCAGCAACTACATATCAAATTAATTTTTCTTCTAAAGATTGGTCATCTGGAAACGTGGGAGATAGATTTTGCGTAGCAATAAGATTATATAATTATGACAGGTTTCCACAAACAACAGGAATACAACTTGGTTATAATACATATATAGATGTTCCTTTTACTATATTTACAACTATTCCAATAAGCACTGTTATAAATGCTGTTTCTTTATTATCTGCAGCAGAAATTAATGGTTTTGTTTTATATTGTGAAAGTGAAATAAATTCTGTCTCTTCAATTGATGTATTATTAGGTGGAACATATCTCATAGAAACTACAATTAATTCTATTTCCAACATTTCTGCCTCATCTATTGATAATCAGCCAAATTTAAATGGAACAATAAATGCAATATCAGATGTATCTTCCGATATCCAGTATTTATCTTACCTTGAATCAATAGTATCTTCCAATTCTTCTATTATAGATACTAATTTATCAATAGAATTGGGATTAAATGGACAGATTGATTTAATATCGTCTGTTAATGGTTTATTAAACCAATTTCTATCATTAGAAACAATAACAAATACTACTTTATTAATAGAAGGATTGTTTGATAGACAAAATGCATTAGAAACAATAATTAATGCTATTAGCAATATACCAAATACAGACTTTGATATTCAATACCAACCAATAACAACTATAAATTCAATATCAAATGTAAGTAGTATACTTGATATTCAACAACCACTCGAAACAACAATTGCAGAATCTTCAACAGTATCGGCTTCTCTTGTTGTTTCTTATTCATTAGAATCTTCTATTAATTCAATATCTTCTGTTGATGCGGATAATTCAATAATTCTTTCATTAGAAGGAATAGTAAATTCTGTATCTTCTATTGCCAATGCAACAATATCATTTGTTGATATGCTTGAAATATGGAGAAATGTCGATGGAGGATCTTATGAATTTTTGGCCTTCACACCATTTGATAATCCATATTATCATGATTATTATGATCTTGAAAGATATAGCACTTATTGTTACATTGCTCGAAAAATTGTAGATCAGATTCCTCACGATTGGTCAAATATTGATTGTGTAGTATATTCAACTGGTTTTATTAATATTTCTTCAATTATTAATGCAATTTCTTTTACAGAAGCAACTTTAAATCTTGATAAAGAAATTGAAACACAGGTAAATACAGTATCAAGTGTTTCGGCGCTGCTTAATTCAATCTTTGGCCTGGAAATAACAATAGATGCAAATGCAGGAGTAGAAGCAAGTCTTTCAAACTTTACTCCTTTAAATGCAACAATTAATGCAATAGCAGATGTATTTTGTGATTTAGATGTTCAACAACTTGTTGCTGGTATTTTTGAATTTGCATCTGTTTCTGATGCTGATTTATCTGTTATTCTTTCTATAGCATCACAAATTGATGATACATCTTCAGTTACAGGAACTCTTGAAAGAGTATATGCAATTGCAAGTGCAATTAATAGTGTTTCAGATATAACTGCTTTTGTTTACCTTGATCAAAATTTAGAAGTAATAGTAAGTTCAGAAAGTTCAGTTTCCGCGTTAATGATAACTGAATTTGCATTAAATGGTCAAATTGATGCAATTTCTGATGTATCTGCAATACTTGTAGAATCATTAAGTTTAGAGACTGCTGTTAATGAAGAATCAAGTGTAAATAATTCAGAATTGGGAATAACACTTGTAATTGCAGGAACAATTGATGCAATAGCATATATTTATTCCGATGAATTTTACAAAGATATAACAGGTAAAGAATGTATTTGTAGAGATTCTACGATTACTAAAGTCGTTGAATTAATATCGACTATTACTAAAGAACCAGAAGAAATATCAACAGTTGAGAAAATAGTAGAATTGGAATCGGTGATACCAAATGTCGGACGAAGTTTATGTTAATGCTATAGGAGTTGAATTTAGGCTTGATACAGGCTCTGATTTAACTGGCGCTACTAAAATGGAAATACATGCAAAGAAGCCTTCTGGAGATATTGTCACATGGACAGCATCGCAATATGCAGCAACCACAAAAATAACTTATACAACTATTGATGGAGACCTTGATGAATCTGGAACTTGGACATTTCAAGCATATGTTGAATGGACTACAAGTTCTGTTCATTGGGGTCTTGCTGTTGAAAAAGAAATTTGGGAGCGTTGGGAAGTAATAGAATAAAATCTTTATTTTAAGAGCCCTATAGATTCTCTATTTTAATAACTTTTTTAAGACATATACTTATACCAGAAAAAAGAGAAAGTGTCAGGATGACCCCTTCACGGGCGGGAGAATTGATTCTGGTATATCATTCAGTTGAATACAAAATATTATCAATAATATCCATGGCAATATATTCAGAACCCATGTTCATATTATAACCAATATATGGTATACCGTTTTCTATTAATAAATTAAGATATACATTTTCTATTTTACTCAATTTCTCAATAAATGATTCGTCCATTCCATCATGGCCTGCAGAAAGTCGTTCTTTCAACATTTCTTTATCCATCCAAATTATAAAGATTTTATCAGGCCAATAAGAATCTTTATGCATATGAATTAAATTATTCATTGTATCGTGCAAATCCATATATTCTCCTTTGTCCAGATAATATTTTGTTAATTCATATGACTGATATGCAATTCTGGAATGGATATATCTATCACAAAGAATAATATTATTTTCTACATTTGGATAAATTCTTTCTTTCATATGTCGAATATGGTCATTATAAAACCAATTTAATTTAGAAAGTGGGTCGGTATAATGAACAAGAAACTGTTTCATTTCTGGAGAAATATATTGAGGTTCTTTTGTCAATATAAAATTATTATGTTTATATTCAATTAATGCTTCTTTTATGAAGAACGGGGTCAAGGGGTAGAGAAAACCCACGGTTTTAACCGTGGGATGAATCGTACCCCTTGTATAACTACCGAAAACTATAAATCTAATAAAGGTATTAACTATCTATTAACATGTACCGCACCATTAAGATAAAGCTCGATAGGTCTAACGAACTCATCCAAACGGTCCGGCTTTGGAATGCCGCCTGTCAGGATGTCATAGACTACGGCTTTGCGGCACATGATTACAACAAGACCAGACTCAACAAGGCGACATACAAAGACCTCCGAGAGAAATATCCTACACTACCCTCCGCACTCATCCAAACGGCAAGGGATCAGGCCAGTGATATGCTCAAGAGGCTCAAGTTTGAGACTAAGCCCTTCAAGCATCCTTTTGGTGCCGTGCGATTTGACGTTAGAACCATGAAGGTGTTCTTAGAATCTGGTTACTGCAAGCTCACTACTGCTTTCGGTAGACTGAGGTACGACTTCAAGTTAGCTGAATACTACAAGAAATATGCTACCTGGAAAGTCATGAATGCTCAGTTGAGGATAACCAAGAATGCTTGCTATCTTAATGTTCAAGTAGAGCAACCGGATCCAGAGGCAACCATTGGAGATAAGAGGGTCGGAGTAGATCTTGGAATCAATAACATTGCCGTATGTAGCGATAATACATTCTGGAAATCTGGCCCAGTCAAAGCCGTAAAAGGCAAATATCAATATTTGAGATCAAAACTTCAGTCCATAGGCACTCGATCCGCTAAAAGAAAGCTGCAAGAGCTATCGGGCCGAGAGAGACGGTTCATCAAGGACTCAAATCATCAAATCGCAAACTGGATACTATCAAAACCATTTGACGTAATCGCTCTGGAAGATCTAACCCATATCAGGGACGGCAAGAAGAATAAGAAACTTGGGAAATGGAGCTTTGCAGAACTGCGAAGCATCGTAGAATACAAAGCCGCTGCTATCGGGAAGAAAGTAGTTGCCATAGATCCAAGATATACTTCTCGCACTTGCTCCAAATGTGGGTTTCAGAAAAAGGAAAACCGCAATGGTAGAACCTTCAAATGCAAAAGCTGTGGCTTCCAGATCGACGCAGACTTAAATGCATCCAGGAACATCGCTACCTTCAGTAGATCTGACCGTAGCAGGCTGCCGTCAACCAGCCAATCGTAGCGGGCTAACTAATCACTAGCTACAAGCCCACGACTTCAGTCGTGGGTAGTTGACATAATTTAATATCGTAGATTTTCCAACACCATCAACACCTTCAAAAGTAAATAACATTTAAATCAACCTCTTTAACCAATTAACAGTTTTTGACGATAGTTTAATTTTTAAATCATCATTTTGAACATCATTTAATAATTCAAAGAAAGACGGATATTCTTTCATTACCTCTTTGGCCTTTTTCTCTCCTATTCCTGCCACTTGACAAAAATGAACAAAATTAGGATCGAGTTCTTTTACATGTTTCTTTTTAAATTTAAGTTCTATATTTGATTCTATTCGAACATCTTTATGGTCTTTAAACTTATTTTTAAGCATAAAAAGAAAATCAATAAATTGTGTATCGTTTTGCAATTCAACCATATGAATATAAGGATATTTAGCACATATACTGGCTTTAAGACCTTTTGTATGTTCAATAGTCCATCCTTTAATATATTTATCAGATAAATAAATATTCTCAAACTTTCCTACCATAATAAGGTAAGAAAAAGGATAATTGGCGTTCATTCGCTTCAATTGATTGTCAAGACGTCCAGAGCGTTTAGATTGAATAAGGTCTCCAATACGTTTACGTTCAATGCATATTGTATCTTCAAGATGTTCGTCACTGCACCAACAATAATCACCTATTTCAAGTTCCTGCACTTCATATTCTATTTCTTCTTTCTTTGCACGTTTTGATACTTTATTAATCATATCTTGTTCTCGGGAATCAATTATTAGCAAAACAATTTTCCTCCTTTCTTTGATATAAATCCAATATTTTTAGCATTATTTTTACAAATTTGTTCCATTTCATATTTAAAGAAAATATCATTTGTAGATACTTTGGATATGAACTCCATGATCTCCTCTTCTGCAATGCGAACAAAATCCGCTAACTGGACATAATCCTTCTCTTTTGATTTGTTCACATGATGGAAACAAAGTTTCGTCTTGCCCGTATACTCGTCTGGCCTGACGCTCTTCTCTAATGCAATGATTGGATTCAGCAACTCCATGTTTGATGTGTTTGAGATATTTAGTAATAATATCACAGGCGTTTCCGTATAATATTCCTTTATCTCGCAGGTAAACAAGTAAGAGGAAACGTCCTCTCCATCCGACACGAATGCCGCTATTGGCTTTAGCAAGCATTGCCGAAAGGCATTTTGGCATCGTTGACAATAATGCATCTTCATCAATTTCCTTTCTTATTTCTTCAGAAACTTCCATCTCGTAATAATTATAATCTTCACTTCCATCAAAAGAAGAAACATCAAACAATTCTGTTCCATAAATTATAAAATTAAAATGTTGTTCTTTTGCTTTTTCAGAGATATGCTCGTAACCTTCAGATAAATCTTCCATGGTTACTGGAATGCAAAAACGCTTACGTTTAGTATTCCATGTGTTGGGTATGGTAGCAACTCTCGCAATATCTCCTACTACGGCTTTATCCACATTTATTTTATATTTATTTATAAAATATTTATGGACATTTGTTAAGCAGGCCTTTTTGTTCTTCAACGATTCATATCCTTTTGTAAACAAATAGATGTGAAACCCGCCACCAGAGAAAAAAATAAGGTGTTTAAGATTCTGTTTGGAAAGTTCTTTAGCAAGCAATTTAGTTTCTTTTATCGCATTTTCGCCATCGAAATCAAAAAATATCTTATCCAGGTCAAGATTTATTTTATCGAAGGCTTGATTGGCAATAAAATTATAAACCGTTGAAAATATTCTTACCTTTCCATTCAGACGGTCAAGAGTTGAATAAAATTCATCCTCTTCAACTGTTCTTCTATACGGATATGCTATTTGTCTTGGAAACAATGAATAAAGCATATCATACATCGATAATCAATCCTTGATTATTTCATCAGTATATGCATCACATAGATTTATGAATTTACAAAAACCACAAAGTTTTGATCTTTGTCGTGGAAATTCATTTCCATCCATTTGAGTCATATAATCGAGCATTTGTTCATAAACTTCTTCATATTTCGCTTCATCAAAATCTATTATGAAAGAACTGCGTGGATGACTTGTAAAGAACATTCCAAGTTTTGAAGGTTCTATTCCAAGACAACGGCGCGAAAGAATGGCATAAATATAAATTTCAAATATATAATCATCCATCTTGTTCTTGTAAAATTTCCCCGTTTTATAATCTATTACCCAATATTCTCCATCCTTTTCATAAATGGCATCGATATAACCAGAAAAATCAAGTTCATCGTCCTCAACACGCTGCTCATACATAACAGCAGTATCAAGACCATATTTCTTCAAAATTTTAAAGAAAGTATTAATGTTCTTTTGACAAAATTCAATACCATTATCATTTGTATGCATACCAAGCAAATGATCATCTATACAATCTTTATCTACAGAAGGATTATTATATAGTTCAATAAGTTTATGAACTATATTACCGAGATATGCCTTCGTATTTGTTGTTTCATTAATAGAACGACCAAGAGTAGTTCGATTCTGAAAATAATACTTTCTCGGACAATTTTTGAAGTCGTTTATTTTAGATTTACTGAATTTACGACCTTTTATAAATTTAGAAGCCAAAAACCTCCTCCATTTTAATATTTAATCCCCAAAGGGAAGTCAGAAAAAGGAATCGAACCTTTTTAATCCATATCTGACGGTATTCTCCAAATTTCTGCAGGAATCCCTATAGGAACTGTTCCTTCTTTTATTTCTTCATAAGGAACAAATCCAATGGTTTCAATCAATTCTCTCATTTCCTGCACTGGCCTAACAATTCTAACGCGGAATCCAGAATCAAGCCAATATTTAAGAAGTCTCTTTACATTTCCTTTACGTTTTTCTTTACTGTAAATATATTGTAAATAAATAATTTCTTGGTCAGTTTTTTGGTCTGCAATTATCTCTATCCAACCATAAAACTTGTCAGTAGTAAATTCTAAAATATTTGCAAGGGAAGAACCTGCATCTACAGATATCCCTAACATTGAGACCATCCACAATTATGACATTTTCTACAGCCTTCTTCCATTACTATCTCCGAACCACAATCTGGACATGAAATTGTCTTTTTCTCTTTTGGTTTATCAACAGGTAATGAACTCATTATGAGCCCATGTTTGCGAAGAAATTCCTCTTTCTTACCATTTTTAAATGGATATGCAAAATCTTCTATATCATCTGGTAGATTTTCTTCGAGATATCGTGCAATGCAATTGGCACATGATGTTCCATCAGCCTCTCCATTCTTATATTTATATAAGGCGACATCACATTTAATTGCTTTGAGGTTTTTAACAATATCCCATGTAGGAACTCCCCAACGGAAACAAAGGCCCATAAGAACGCGCACAGTTCTAAACATGGCATCACAGCCACCACTGCCAAGAGTATAATCACCAAGACATTCATATGGTTTTCCTTCTAATTCACTGATATCAATCATAATATCACCACATCCAGACCTCATTTTCTTAATACCATATGAATTAAGAATTTTTGGACGTTTTGGAAGCCACCGCCATTCTTCTGTTTCGCTATCAAAGAACGGCAGTCTTTCCGTCGATATTATTTCTTTACCTTGTGTTTCAGATTTCTTTTCTGAAAGAGTAAGAACTTCATCTTGTCTGCTGCCTGTTCTATAGAGAGTAACTCCTTTTAAACCATTTTCCCATGCATAAAATACAGCAGTTTTAAAATCATCTTTTGTAGATTCAAATGGCATATTTACAGTTTTTGATACAGCAGCATCTACATTCTTCTGAAATGCAATTACTATATCAAGATGTTCTTTGGGTGTAAGATCAAAAGCAGATTTATAAAGTCTTTTAATCTTTTTAGGCAACCAGGATACACTATTTATCGAACCAGTTTTATGAACATTTGCAAAGGCTTGCTGAACATCTTCTTCCGTTTTATTTTGTTCTTTAGCCTGTTCACGAATCATTCTTTCAAATAAAGGATGAATAACATAAAACGATTTATTGACTGTATTGTTGCGCTGCATTACCCATATTGCAGGTTCAATTCCTGACCAACATTTTGCAAGAATAGAAATGGAACCAGTAGGAGCAATACAGGTAAGATTAGTATTACGGCGAGGAGTTTTTGCTCCTTTATATAAATTATAATAAGGCGCAACACCATATTCATTTCCAAGAAATTCTGACGCATCTCTTGCTACATTAGAAATATAACCCATTATCTTTTCTGCTAATTCAACTGCGCGTGTTGAATCATAAGGAACACCCATCATTATAAGAGCATCATGGAATCCCATTACTCCAAGACCAATTTTTCTGGTTTTTAAAGAAGCATTCTTAATTGCAGGAAGAGGATATTTATTTATAGATATCACATTATCAAGGAATTTTACTGCAAAAATAACAGTATCACGGAGAGATTCAAAATCAAATCTTGATTCAGAATCAACAAATTTTGTAAGGTTTATACTACCGAGATTGCAGGATTCGAAGGGATATAAGGGTTGCTCTCCGCAATTGGACGTCAGAATACCGTTTAAAATCATACTATGATTTTTCGGTTCCATCAGACAAAATACATCCTCTCTCTCTTCAAGCATTTCAATTGATTTTACTTTTATAAATTGTTTTGATTCACGGTCTGGAACTATTGTTATCTTTACTCGATGTGTATCAAGACCAAGATTATACAATTTTTGCATATCTGATGCTGCGATACTAATACGATAACATTCTTGACAATCGTATTCTTTCTGGCCTCCGTTTTCATCTGGCATTGATTTACAGCAGGCTTTCTTCATTATTGAAAGAACGCCAGTTACACCGAGAGTATGAAGCATATACTTTACTCTCTGTAGAAAATCTTTATCGACTGAAGAAATCTGAATAGAACCATTCACCTGACATCCATTAGAATCAATTAGACCAGCCAACCATACAAGTCTTGATTCTATATCATAATATGTATCAGGAACAAATGTTTTATTCCATATAACTCCATCTGGTAACTGAATCACATCTCTTCCATTGCAGTTCCATATTGATTTGAATGTTAGTAGATTTAATAATTCTTTCTTTACTCCATAGAGATAAATACGATTACGATTATCAACTGAACCATCGCCAGAGAAGAATCCATGAGTATACGCATTACAAAGTATATGTTTTCCTTGGATAACTGGAAAATCAAATTTTACAAGTGTTTCACCAATATGAAGTTCTCTTGCTTCTACTCTGTATTTTTCTCCTTCTTCTATACATACAAATTTATGATATGGTGTGCATCTTACCTCACTTCCATCAGAAAATGTAATTTTACATAATTCCTGATTAATTCCAGTCTTTTGAGGAGTTACCATTGACCACTCATAACCGTTCCATATAGGTAAATAAACGCCAACAAGACTTCCAATAGGCTCATAACCATATTTTGTCAAAAGAAGTGTATCACCAGTAACACAAGGATTTGTTGCTTCAATAGGCCCAAGTTCTGGTGTATTAGAAGTTTTATTTATATTATCGTAAAATAAAAACGAAGGTTCTCCATTGTTCCATTGATTTTCAATTATTTTATCAAACAATTCACATGCTTCTTTATTTCCTGCTTTTACCTTTTCCATAAATTCGTCATCAATCATAATTGACAAATTAAAATTAGATAATTTTCCTTCCTGATGTTTACATGTAATAAATTTCTCAATATCTGGATGTGAAATATTAAGAATGCCCATATTAGCACCGCGTCTTTTCCCACCTTGCTTTATGGCTTCTGTGGCTTCGTTAAAAACGCGCATAAATGACAATGGCCCTGATGCTATTCCATTGGTAGAACCAACATGTGTTCCTTCAGAACGAAGATTGGAGAAATTAAAGCCAGTTCCACCACCAGATTTATGAATAAGTGCAGTCCATTTTAATGCATCAAAAATACCACCCATATCATCTTTTACAGGCAAAACAAAACAAGCCGAAAGCTGACCTATTTTTGTTCCTGCATTCATTAGTGTTGGTGAATTTGGAAGAAATGTTCCAGTATACATCATTTTATAAAATTCTTCTTCTTCACATTTATCTTCTGCTATAAAACTGGAAACGCGCTTACAAACATCATGCCAATTCTTTTCACCTTTAGCAAGATATCTTGCTGCTATTACAGCATCTACCATTTCTTCACTCATGTGTTTCGCTCCTTGCAACTTCTTCCCACAAATTGAGATTATACTTTATTACTCTTATAGGCCCACCAAAATAATGACAAATACATTCATTGCCATCTTTCATTTTTCCTGTTCCTTCACACTGTTTACATCTTAATACAATCGTTTTTATCATTACAACCACTTCTCCAATGTATTAACATTATCTTCTATATCTCTCATATCCCATCCTAAAGAAATAAAAATTGTCTTTATTTTATCATTAATAAGAAGATTAGCCATTTTATCATAATCAATTTCAAATCCTTCAGGACACTTTTCTACAAATGAAATAACATGAGTATGAGGTAATCCAGGAGGAACAGACTTTACATAAACATATTTTATCTTTTCTTTCTTAATATTGCTTCCTAAATATTTATTAGAATACATTGCTCCATAAATATGAGCACTAATATTCTTTGTATATTCGTGAATCGGCTTGCTCATTCCCTTTGGAATTGCTATATCTTCAACAGGAACCTTTCCTTTAACTATATCAGATTTCCATGTTTTCAATAAATCACAAATTTGTTCTTTTGATTTATCAAGATTATTTGTTGATACAATTTCATAAAGAATAGATTTTTGCATTTCACGATATATACTTGGCGTATCACTGCGTTTTGTTTCAAAACCTTTTACTTCAAGATAAGGTTCTTTTAAAATATCTTCATTCCAAACTATGAGACCAGCATATCTCTTTTTCTTTGCTACTCCATCTTCATCTCCAACAAATAAAACTTTCTTGTAAATCTTTTCAAATTCAATAAACATTCTATTATATTGAGCATCTCCAAATTTTGAAATACAAAAATCATCAAGAGTTCCATTAACATATTCAATAATTTCTGCTCCAAATTCTGATGCTTCTTTTATATTTTCTTTACCTGTTGTGAAAAAGATAGAATCGGTATCTCCTGCTATTACATCAACATCACATTCTTTTATTTTCTCTTCCATCCATATATTGGCTTCTCTGCCAAAATAAGTAACTGCAGCACCTACTTCTCTTGAAAAAAGACGGAAGAAAGGAGCAAGCATAACTCCATAAATTGAATTAAGTAAAAATTTCGCAACTGTTTGCATATCATTATATTTATTATATTCTGGACTATTTATTGAATATTTTTTCATTTCAGACTTTAAACTTTGTCTAAAATCCCAAACATCTTCAACTACTCTTGGAATAAAACCACGAACATCTGTTCTAAAATTAGTAGTTCCAACTTTTATCCATTTTCCTGTTATTAAATCTTCTTCGCAAGTTGCTCTGGTTTCTGGACTCATATTACAGGTAAGAATAGCCGTAGGGTAAAGAGACCTAACATCTCCAACACCTATCCATTCTTTTATTCCAACAGTCGGTTGAATGACCCGAGCACCTTCTACTGATTCATATGAATCATCCTTTTTACGCTTTGTAGGAAGAACAAAGCCCCAATTCTTTGCTTTCTTTAAAAAATAAAAATCAAGAACCCGAGCATTGTAAAAAATATCATACCATGTTGAAAATGTTAATCTTCGCACAGCATCAAAATAATTTATAATGCCACGTTTTATTTCTATTTCTTTCATTAAATAAACATCATTGATATTATATACAAGAAATTTTTCAAAATTTTTCTGCCACATTGAATAGACAGTTCCATCATCATCATCTTTATTTAATTTTCCTTTGCCCAATTCATCATTGGAGACAAAATCAAGACCGTAGGATTGAAGTTCATGAGTAGACATCTTTCTATATGCTCTCATTAAATCAAGCCACGTTCTACCCTTTGGTTTGCCACTAAAACGGTCTAAAATTCCAATAGGAGAAAGAGAAGCAGCGTCTATTCCAAGCACGTTCATTCGATTAACAATGTAAGGATAATCAAATGCATCGCCGTTCCAAGCAAGAAATAAGTCAAAGTCAAAATCTTCAACAAACTCAATAAATTTGAGTAATACTTCTTGCTCCCGAGGTAAGCAAAATATCAGGACATCTTCACCACCAAGTGTTATTCTGCGTTTCTCATTACGTTTTTCAGGATCAAGAGCGAAAACAAAGTATTTCTTTTTAAAACTATCATAACATGCAATTGAAAGAATTTCTTTATCGGCTTTTACTACATCAGGAAACTTGCCGTCATCTCTTACCTCAATATCAATAAAACAAGTTCTAACTGGTTCTTGTGGAATTTCATCAAAAGTATCAATAAGATAACGATTCTGATATGTAACATCAGCCTCATATGTTCTTTCAAAATTGTCACGCATCTTGCTTATTTCAGCAGGATGGTCTACAACCACTTTACGAAGTTTATCTCCATACAATGACAAAAAAGTTCCATTTTCATTAGGAACATAGAAATAAGGATAGAAATCACATATTTCTTTTTTATATCTTTTACCTTCAGAATCACGCCCGAAGATAACCAAATCTCTTCCGAGAGACTCAATATTGATCATTGGATCACCTAATTTCTAAAATAGAAACAAAATGTTTCTATTTCAATGTATTTCTATATTAAATTTTTTGAAGAGTTTCTCTTCAGCACATATTTGTATTAGAACATCTTTAATGTTTTCTTTTATTAATTTGCGAAAGACAGTATAATTTTCCTTCTTTAGTCGAACATCCAGGTTAAATCGCTCAATATATAAATCCATTACCATATCAATGTCATCTGGTTTTTGAGGTTTTGGCTTCTTTATCCATGAGGGCATTCGTCCATGGCGCGCGAGTTCACAGGCTAACATTCCACGATATATATCGGGGTCAATTTTAGTCCAATAAATAGAACAGCGCGATCCTGAATCGGGATCGATAAAACCGAGCGCTTTTGCAACAAGAACCTCAATCCCTTTGATCTGGTCAGGATCAATCATACCCTTTGAATAAACTACATTCTTTATAGCACCAAAGGGAGAAGTCATTTTTTCTTCCCCCTATCTTCTGTAATTCGTTTAATTTCCGCACAATATGCCGATGCTCTCTTCTTATCCCATTTCTTTTTGTCCATTATCTTTTTAACACAATCATTAAAATCTTTATAATCGGCAAAAGGCATTATGATTTTCCTCCTTCATCTATAACTCTTTCAAGAGTTTTTAGAGATAAATAGAAGTTATAAAGCAATAAATATATCGGATGATTTGCCGATTTCATACGAATATGTTGTTGAATTTCTGCAGGCATCGATTCATAAAACTCATTACAATAATACAACATATCTGCCGATCCGTCTCTATCGAGTGTATGTTGTATTTCGTGCCATATTCGCAAAGACATTTGATATGGGTCATTTTCTACACCTGCTGTAGAAATTCCAATACGATGATATTTTTCATCTTGAATACAAGCTCCACCGCCATAAATAACATCACGGGTAACACCATCAAATATAACAATCAAATTATCTCTATTTTTCTTTGGATAGACAAAATTTTCCCAAGGCGTTTTTTCTTTGTCTATATCTATTTGATTCCAATCAACAGGAATTATTTTAAATCTTACAATGTTCGGAATTAACATTAAAGACTTTTTAATATAATCTTCTTCAATTCCATCAAGAATCATTACATCATATTCTTGAAGAAAAATAGATTCTCCAATTGTTATAATTGGTTCAGGTTCAGGTTTAGGCTTTATATTAAAAAATTTTGATAAAAAATCAATTAAAATCATTTTATCTATTCCTTACATTTTGATAATATCTTGAAAGTGTAGGCCCATACTGGTCTTGATATTTTGACGTTGATTTTTCATTATATGGACGATTAGGTATATCATCCAATTTATGAAAAACAAGTTGACCAATTTGCATTCCACTATAAAGCATAACTGGACGAGGATTGATATTACCAATTTCAAGAGTTAATGTTCCTCTAAATCCCGCATCAATAAAACCACCTGTTTGATGTATAGTAATACCAAGTCTTGCAAGTGACGATTTACCCATTAAAATAGCAGCAATAGTGGGTGGAAATTCAAATAACTCTTTTGTTTGTGCAAGTATAAATTCTCCCTGTTTTATCACAATAAATTTTGACTCTTCCTTTTTAATACATTGTTCTATTGTCTGTTCGTCATATGGATCAATATACAAACTATTTCCAAGTCCTGCATTAGTATACCATATGAACTTATCATCAAGGGTAATATCATAAGAGTTTGGATTAACATTATCCTTGGAAAAAGGTGTAATAAGAAGAATACCCTTTTCTACAACATCTTCAATCTGATGATCTACAAGTATCATTTTAAACTACCTTTAGGGCCAAATTCAAAATTTGGACAACGAATACATTTTTGAAAAAGAAATTGTCCTTCAAGTTTATCATGGTCACATTTCTTTGCTTTGCATCTAAAAATCATTTCTCTTGCCATATTAATCATCTTCAAAATCAATTTCTTCTTGCATAGCAAGCAAAAGAGACTCTTCTTCTTGTTTATTAATAATCATACTATTTATTACCTGTTCAGGATATGATTCTATAATATTTCCTTTTATATCAGAAAAAGCCACTTCATGAATAAATAGAGATTCATCACTTGCTGCTATTTGTAAAAAGAGAAGCATATTCACATAATCATGTAAACTATCTGTAAAATTGTTTTTCATAGGCTTCCCCATAAACAATTTATTTTTAATATTATTTAAATACGTCATTTATTAGTTGAAAGGCAAGATTAGCAAGTGTAATTTCAGCATCTGCACCCATAGTAATTCTATAGTCAGATTCCGCTATAATTTCCACTGCTCTAATTGTTCTCTGTTTTTCAATATTATCATCAAGAATAATACGATTATAAATAGATTTAATCAATATTCTTGGACTTATTTGCTGTTCTATCCATAATTTTCGTGCTTCAGTAAATTTCAATTTCTTAATAAGTTCATATATTTCTTTATCATAAGATTTAATATCTATTTTACCAAGATATTTTCTTGATTCAAGAGCATTTAACATAGAACGAATATCTGGATATAAAGTATCACATATTTCTTCGATTTCTTTATCTGTAAGATTAATTTCTTCTATTTTATTAATATTTTTAATATGATTAAGTATTTTATTCTTTGGTGGATTATTTAAATTTATTTGTATACAACGGCTTTTTATTGGATCAATAATTTTTGAATCATTATTACAGGTAAAAATAAATCTACAATTTGATGAATATTGCTCTATTATACCACGCAGACTTTCTTGGGCATCTTTTGTAAGACCATCTGCTTCATCAAGATGAACAATTTTTGGTGCATTACAGTTAAAACCTTGCGTCATAGCAAATTCTTTTACCTTATCTCGAATAGTATTAATACCTCTATCATCACTGGCATTAAGAAATAGGTAATCAGTTTCAAGATCGTTAATAATTGCCTTTGCTATTGATGTTTTACCAGTTCCAGCAGAACGGGTAGAAAGAATCAAATTTGGCAAATCCCATGGCTTTTCTTTAATAAGTTTATAAAGAGAATCAACTTCTTCATTACTTATAACTTCTGTTAAAGACTTGGGCCTATATTTTTCGATAAATAATTTCTTATGTATCATTAATCATCAACCCATTCAGCAATAATTCCACTAACACACATATCATCAATTATGTATGAAAATGTCGATGGTGGCTTACCTAATCCTTCTCCTTCATCCTTATACGTTGAAATTATAACATTGGTTTTAAAAGCACCAGACATAGCATCAACAAGCGATTTTAAATGATATTTTACAGTAAAATCATCACCACTTATTATTTTACCCATGTTCTTTACTATGGCTTTATTTTTAATTTTTGCTTTTATATTACCATCCTTTGATTCAATTACAACAACTTTTTCATTAACATTGTCAGTAATAGAAAGAATCTTTTTAATATGGTCAGAAGAAATAGAAAATGATGATTCTAACTTCCAATTAAGGTCTTTAGGAAGTTCTTTTCTTGATTTACTGACAATAGAAGGATGAATTTGTGGAAAATAAATTTCAACATTTTCATCCGATATTGTTATAAGGGTATCATCGGAAGTAATATCGACTACTTTATCACCGATATTTCGCAGATATTTGAGAAAAATTTCTTTCTCTATTCTCAAATTGGATTCCTTTCCTTCAATAACAGGTAATTCAACCATTACCACGACATTACGCACATCATTGATAACACTCGCAGTCATAGATGATTCTGTTACCTTTATATCAATTCCACCAATTGAGAAACCTACAATATCGATAAACTGTTTTAATTTACCGACATCAACCTTCATGTTTACTCCACTTCAAGTCTATGAGAAATTATTTCATCGGTTCTTTCACGAAGCAGGCCAAGTTTCTTTTCGATATCAAGCAATTGTTCTATTTCATTGATATCATACAAATCATTATTTCTTCCATAATCAATTGCTTCTCTAACCAATACTTCGGCAAATTCAATCTTTGTATTAACCATTGTATAGGTATACAGTTCCATATCATTAGTAATAATATCCATGGTAATCACTTGTTAATAACATCATATAAACGCTTATTTGTAATATTATATTCTCCAGGGGGATATTCTCTTGGAAACTTGGACGATTCAATAATAGCCTTATATTCAGTTTTACCACCAGAAATGTCAGTAACAACACGAATAATAACATCAGTCTGTGACATTACATCGCCCAACCACTTTGGCATATCTTTCTGCTGAATAACCTGTCCATCCTTAATAACAGAATCTTTGTTTACGTATGTAGTATACATGATTCCCTTATTAGAAGCATCCAAAGACTGCTTATGAACATCATCGATATACTGGGTTCTTTCTTTCCAAATATTCTGATTAGCAACACCCTGATAAGGCATAACACCATTGCGTTTACGCATTACCTGTTCAAGAATCTTGTTTAAAAACTCCGAACCATCAATTACTATCCAATCTGGTTTATATTTCTCTTTAATAGCATCAAGAAGCTTCAGAATGAAAATATACGTCTTTTCTGAAGTTGTCTGATAAAGATCAGGAGTAGACTTATCAAGATACAGAATAGCATTATAAACCTTAATTTCAGCCCCATTCTTCTTTACAAAATCAAGTTCAAGTGGCCTGTCAGACTTCATATCAAATGAGAGAACGGCAATCTTATCGCCCTTTTTAACAACACCATAAGCCGTTGAAGTCTTTGAATCATTTTTATGACCATAGACTGTAATAATTTTCTTACTATTCTTTGTATCCATAAGAGCATCATCCAGATTGAAATCAGGCATGATATCGTCATCACGGTCTTTCTTTAAATCCTTTACCTTATCACGAATCAGCCTTGCCTTCTCTTCATTATTAAGAGTTCCAGAAAGCTTTTCTGATGTAGAATTGTTTTCTACATCTCCTGAATCTGTATTCCAATCATCTGCCATTTATTTACTCCCATTCCTTATTATCATCAGTTTTCTTACTTTTCTTATCCTTTATAGATTCGGTCTTTGGTGCTGATTCGCTCTTTGGAGTTATGAAGCCCCAAAGATTTCCTGCAGCAGTTCCATCCTTTGCCCTAATATATGGTGTATATATTGCAATACCAATAGCATTTTCATATAGACCTTCGTGGTCTTTGGGAACTACCATAGAAACAGGATCAAAATCGCCAACAAGATCAGTAATTTCCACAAAATCAACATTCATATCTGTCTTTTCTGTTACAGTATAACGAGAAATACTGGCCTTTGTAATATAGAATCTTGGATTTTCTGGAACCTTACAAATCTTCTTATCAAGATCGTAGACCGTATCAAAGCTCTTTACACTTTTAGGGATCTCCTGGCCAATCATTTTGGTAAAAACATCAAAATTGATATCAGTTCCAACACTGGTAAGAGAAGTCACAGATGTTCCATTGAGCCGAAGAGGAACATTTTCTGGCTTACCAGTGGCTCTAAACTTGTATACTTTTAGCATTTCAGGTATAAACTTTTCAGGTTCATTACGAATTGTAAGGATACCAAAACGAATCTTGCTTCCTTTTGTATCTGGCTCTTTAAAAAATCCATAGCACTCACGAACAGGAACATATCGCTCAATAATTTTTCCACGCTTCCACTTTAAAGATTCAGTAGTATTGTCAGCATTGAAAAGATACTGCTCATTCTCATCCATTTTGCCAAGACCCTGCCACTTCCGAACAGCATCATCGCGTCCTATCTCTTCTACAACCTTGTTAAATTCCTTATCGCATTCCTTGATTGTATAATCGTTTTCGTTTCGAACACCCTGCATAGCAAAAAAGAATCCTTCAAACATTTTTGCATTTGACTTCATCTGTGCTCGATATGCACCACGAAGTTGTTTAAAAGCAGCCTCTTTGATATCCTTATCATCATCAAAAACAGATGCAAGATCAGATTCAAATTTCTGCATTTCAGTAGTAAGTTCCTCAACAGATTTGCCGAGTTTCTCACTCATTTCCTTAATACCCTTTTCAATGTTTACAGACATGGATTGAACTCCATTGTTTAATTTCCCCGAAGGGAAGGATGCTTTGGGAATCGAACCCATATAACCTTGTAGCACCTTCTGCAATATATATTGCAATATAAAGTTATAAAGTTTTGGAATTATTCAATTTTTGCAGTTTTCTTTCTTGTAGTTTTCTTCTTTTCCCTTATAGGCAAGTCTCCTTTTTCTTCAATTTTCTTTGATTTATCAATTTCTGCATTTATACGCGCAGCAACTATAAAAATACATTCTTTGAGATTTTTATCATAGGCCTTACATTGTTTTTCTCTACAAGGAAAGCCATTAAAACAAAATGTTCCTTCAAGTAAATCTACCATTATGACAACACCATTTTCTTATCTGATCTTACTGTTATTCTACCATTATCAACATAATTCTTTAACAATGTTCTCGCATTAGGTTCTGAAAATCCAAGTTCTTTTATAAGATATTCAACCCATTCTTGCTCATAAAGCATATATCCAGCCTTTTTAGATTTAAGCCGATTATATACCTGAACTGCACGATGGTCAAGTTTCGTCTGAACATTGTCTTTAAGGAAGAAAGCAACTGATCTCATTGTTTCCATCATAATAGCGCTGGCTTTTTGTGTATCTTTTGCTGTAATATAATCACGACCATCAGCAAGCGCATAAATTGCACTAATCTTTAAGATGTTAACAGTAAGACGAGAAATCATAGATTCCCAAATTTGTTTCTGACCAACGAGCATTGGCATAATATTTCTTAATTCTTCAATACTATGTCGTAAAATCTCTTTTGATTCACTCATCATTACAACATATTCAGTATCCTGATGAACCCGTTTAAGTCTTGTTACCTCTTTTACCATTTTATTATATAATTCATCAACAAATTCTTTTCTTTCCTGTATATCTGCAAATGCTTCATCTTTTACTGTATCAAACGATGCTATATCGTTAATTATTCTGTCTATAATTTTTGTTCTTCTTTCTTCACTTTCTTCTTGAATATAAACAATCATTCTTTGAAGAAGTCCTCTTTCAAGAAGCGTATCTTTAAATTCATCCAAATAATAAGAAGTAATAACAATAGAACAATCTGGACGGGCTTCTACATCTCCATCTACTAAATTATTCGTAAGCAAATTTCCTTCACTACCGAAACGATTCATAGTCTTTTGTAAAAGCCTTTGTGCGCCTTCAGTTTGTTTTGAAGATTTTAATATTGATTCTCCCTCATCTGATACTACATAATCATTGATTACAAGCACAGATGGCGTTGTAGGGTCTTTCCAACCCGCATCTCCTTCTTTAAAACCTTTTGAATTGTTTCTTTCAAGTATTCCGCGTTTTATTGAACCTGTAAGAATTGCATCGGAAAATCGTTCAATCGAATAATATTTTTTACCATTGCGTATTGCAAACTGGTAAAGAAAATCATTACCTTCTGATTTACCTGTTCCCGATGGCATAATTATACAGGAATGAATGCGAATATCTTCTTCTACAGAACCACGAAATATCTTTGTTTTCTTAAATATCTGTGATAAAGCAACCAAAGCATAAATTTCTTTCATTACAGGCTGCGATTCTATACGCATATCCCACAATTTATCCCATAGTGAAAAGAAATCTTCATCACTTTTTCCTTCTTTTTCATGCACTTCTGCTGTTTTTAAATCGAAATTACTCTTTATTTCAAGTTTTCGAAGCAGCATTGCTTTTTGTTCTTTCAATTCTTCATCGGTAAATTCACCGAAATCAAAAACTTCGTGATATGATTTACCATAAATCTCTTGGCACAAATCACCAAGTTCTTGCATAATTGTTTTACTTTCTGTCATACTCAATTTTCTCCATTAAATCAAGCATACTATCAACAGCATCCGTGATAGAATAATAAAGAATTTCTTTAGCAAATTTCTTCCACAAAAGTTCATCAAGATTTTTACTAAATCCACAAAGACCATCAGTTACTTTTTTGCTTTGTGTATCATAAATATAAAATTTTATCATTTTATAAGAAACAATAACACCAATATCATTGCAATGATAAAATTCTGGATATTTAGGATGTTTTGTCCAAACATATCCTAAAGAAGTGAGATATTTAGATATATCATCACGTTGTTTTTCATACATGCAACAGAATATTCAACGTGAAAAAATAAAAAGGTTTTGGTTTATGTAATTGAAGGAGACTTGGAAATACTGGCAGACGATGGCTTTGTTGTTTCATCATCGGCAGTTCCTAAACGGGTTTTCTTTCTGGCCTCCTGACCAATAACATCTGAATCTTGCTTATTACCTTCTTTTTCCTGCACTGCACCCTGACTAATTTGAATAAATAATTCGCGTCCTTTCATCAATTCATCATCACTAATGTCTGCTTGCAATCCCGCGCGTGTTCTCATTTCACTACGAGCAATAATTCCATCTTCATAAGCAAGCAATAAATCCTTGAATACTATAGAAGGCTGCGATAATTCCTCGAAAATAACTTTAACTGATCCAGGTTCTTTGCCCATTAATCTTAAACGCTTATCAATAATTTGTTTATTTACCATATCCTGAATCATTTCTTGAAGCCCTTCAAGAACAATTAAACGGTCTGCTTCTGAAACATATCCAGATGCATACGTTGTTCCTTCGGCGCGACCCATGGTAAGAGGTTGCTGCAAAAGACCAACCTGTATATCAGTTTCAAGAGATTGTTTAAAATTAACAATATCTATATTCGTTCCACTTTGGTCAAGACTTTTTATATCAAATCCACAACCCACTATATCTTCATTTTCCTGAAGATATTGAACTGTATCACGCAATTCTGCTATAAGTTTCTTTACTGTATCGACATCACCATCTTCAAGAAGTTTTTCAAGAGATTTATAATTAAAGTAATATCGACCAATACCATATTTTCTGATATATTCAGTATAACCTTTTACAAGATCAAGATATTTCATGAAGGTATCATGAATTGCATCGAGAAAAGAAAGTCCATAAATACCATAAGTTTCACGGCCATAAATATCTATAACTGGTTTATCATATGGAAATATTGCTCCATAAATTAAATCTTCTGTTTTTATTTTCTGTTCAAGTTTTTCATCGCCTTCGTTGATAATAGCCGTTACTATCGGCGGCGTCATTACCAAATCAGGTTTATCTCCAGGTTTTACTCCTTTTGGCAAAAGAGTTGTATATTTCATCATTACTGGTTGAAAATCAAAAATATCTTCTTTTGTATCAGGGTCTTTATATGGAACAACTTTTCCAATAAAGGTTCCATTTTTTACAATAAGACGGGTAAGAGACTGCAACTTTGATCTAAACTCAATATTTACAGACCAACGATTGAAATCATCAATAGTTTCCTGATCTGTAGGTTTATCAGCATCACCCGATGTAAAACGAATGCCCTTAACAAGTGAAAAAGACAGCTTTGTCAATGGAATTGAAATATGAGGATTTAAATCACTCATCTGCTCATAAAGTTTATATTTATTCCCCTTTGTCGATTCAAAACCCTGCCATGCACCAGCAGAAGAAACTTCATTCTTTCTGGTGGCAGAATCAGCAGCAAGAAGATATTTTCTACCTCCCTCACCGACTATTACATTTGCATCTTCAATATCAGTTACTTTCTTTTCTGGCATAGACTTTCACCTTATATTCCAATTCAATTACTTTTTTCGCAACAAAAAACATTGCATCTGGTTCAAAACGATTATATCCAAGTTCTTTCATTATTTTTCTTATCTCTATACTTTCTTTTCCTTCACGTTTAAATTTACCGAGCAGAAGATAAAGATCATATTTAATATGAGCATTTTTCATCTACGGGCAACTCCTACAAGCATTCCAGAAAGAGAAGAAAGAACACCTCTATTTTTCAAACCAATTTTTACAGCACCTTCAAGTGCATCAGGCCCATCATCATGTTTATGAACTGGATATTTTATCAATTGTTCAATTACCTCTTGATAATCTTTATGTTGCATCCAATCATCACGAAACATTACAATTCCTGAAGAAATAAAAGGAGCAAGTCCTTCAATACGTAATTGTTTGTTTTTAAAATTCTTTACCTCATAAACAGGTATACCTTTACGTTTTACTGATTGAGCAAATAATGTCTGAAACTGGTTGGCTTCTATTCCTACAATATGAGCATCATATCTATTAAAATAAAATTCTATTCGAGTAATTAACTGGTCAGGAGTTATTATATTAGATGCATAAACATCACGCAAATAAAATTTACCTTCTTTTATTGCTCCTACGATAATTACACTGTAATCAAGTTCTCTTCCGAGTGCAGGGTCACAATAAATTATATGTCGACATTCTTCAAAATCTTTATCAAAATCAGTATAAAATTTAAACTCTTCAATTTTAAATAATTGAGTTTCTGCAGGAAGAGGGTCATTCATATACTGTGAATAAAATTCAATAAGCCCTTTTTCAATCTTTAAACGCTCTATATCTTCCATTTTATAAATTGTTGGAAAAAGAGGCTCCATTGTATCTGTATCATAAATTGATTCTATTTCTATATGATATTGGTCTTTTTCTGGTAAATTTGGATTATTATTAATAATATATTGATACACATCATCCAAATGCCATCTTGTTCCTACAACTAAAAGTAAACCATTAGGATTTAAAATAGAAATTAAATCAATAAACCAGCGCTTTTTACGCTCTCTTACGGCATTGGACTCACGATCATCGTTGGAACATAAATCATCAACAATAATAACATCGTAGTGTTCCGACACAATAGCACTCATTGCCCCTTTTGCCTTGATACTGGGCTCTTTATGAACAGAACGTGGAGTTAATTGAATTTCTCGTTGATTAAACGATTCTACAGGGTCATATCCAAAAAATTCTTTTAAATTTGGATTGTTTTTAAAATGTTGACGAACTTCAGAAAGAATTTGAATTGCCATATCTTCTGTAGAAGAGGTAAGAAGAATTCTTTTGTCAAAAACTCCATTGTTATTGACCCAATCTTCCATCAACATATCTATAATATTGGCAACTGAATAAATAGTAGTTTTATAAGTTCCACGGGGTTTCATTAAAAGAATACGGCTTTGTTTTTGTTTTACATCTTCATATCGATCACACCATTCTTTATGTTTTGGCGATAATCTATCATAATTAAGAATATATTTTGCCACATTATACAATGTTAGCTGTTTTCCATGATATACTACACGCGCCATGTATTTACTCAAGTTTTTCTATATAAGAAGGTATAATTATTTTACTTGTTGTATCATCAATTTCACCTTCAAGTTTTGCTTTTAATTCAATTATTCTGCGTTTCTCTATTATAATATCAAGATATTCTTTTGTGTCCTCTTTTCCATTTAAAAGAAGTTTTTTCTCTGCTCTTATAATATTGGCAAGACCATCAATAACAATATCAAGATTAGAAGAATTGCTAATTGTAAATTTTTCCATTTCAATGTCTGTTGGCGGTTCTATTACATTTTTATTTGTATCAAGGTAAATGTGACTTACATGTTTATTTATTGCAGATATGCTGATATGATATCCATCAGATTCCAATCGTTCTTTAAGCGTTTTTATATCACATTCTGCATTATAAATCATCGGATCTGTAATAGCGGATATTTCAGGATTCTGACAAATAATACAGCCTTTTACATTAGTATTCTTTATAAAAGAAGGATCAACAGGTATAATATCATCCCCATAATATATTTCTCTTTTAATATATTTATATCTTCCCCCTCTTTACTCCAATATAAACTTTCTAAAAATCCAAAATTTTTAAATAGTTTAAAATCTTAATTAATAGACTATGTTAAAAATAGCAGAAGAAGTTGAAAATCTTATTAAAGAAAAAAGTCCAAGAATGAATAGAATTTATGAAGAATGTGGTTTATATCGTATTTTGGATTCAGAACCAGCAGTAATTTACAAGAATTTTTATAAAGTTTTATCTCTCGAATCAATTGCCTGTCTCATGACTGAAATTTTTATAAATGACGAAAGAATAACCAATATAATGTCTACAAAACCAGAACTTGCAAAAACTGCATCTATTACAAAAACTGATCTTACCTATATTATCGCTGATGCTCTTGGCATTGGAAGAAATAAAACCAGCACACTTATTAATCAATGTATAGATATCGGTGCATTCATTATTATTCCTAATATTTATGATGTAAATGCTAAAATGATAAAACCAGCAAAAATGTCAAGAGAAGAACTGCATGGAATTTATGTAAGAATCTGTAAAATAAATAATAAAGAAGTAACTAAAGAAGATTTTGAACATTTTATGGAGGCTATTTAATGGAAATAATTCGTGATTTTGCTCTTGGAAAAGCGCACGAACAAGCAATCATGCGTGTTTGCAAAAAGGGTAATTATGTAGTTACACAGGATAATGAAGAAACAATAGAATTAAACGAACCACTTAACATATTTGTGGCAACTCCACTTAATGAACCTTTGATATCTCCAAAAAATAAATTTGGAGAAAAGGCCATGAGAAACTATGCAGATCAGTTACTTTTTGGAAGTAACAATGATTTTGCTTATACTTATCATGATAGACTTTTTAATTATCCTGATAATAATAATCAAATCGAAACTATTATAGACGAACTTTTAGACAATCCGACATCGAGACGGGCCCAAGCCATTACTTGGATACCAAGTATTGATTTACGCAACGATAACCCGCCATGTTTGCAGCGCATCCAAATTCTTTTGAGAAATGGCAAACTAAACATGCATGTCGATTTTAGAAGTCGTGATATACTTTCAGCCATGGGTGCAAACATGTATGCTCTCATTGCACTTCAAACAAAAATCTCAAAAAGACTCGATGCGGCGATAGGATGGTATTCTGACACCTCTACAAACGCGCACATATATTTTAAACGTGATATTGAAGAACTAACGAAATATTACAATCCTTTCTCAACTGGACAAGAATTGTGTATGGAATTTAGAAAACACGTATAATTTTTTTAAAAAAATTTAAACGAATAGACATGGGTTCATGTCAGCAGGTAATCCCTGTGGTATTCCAATTCTTGAATTAAACTGGAAATTCATACCCATGTTTATATCGCCATTGAATCTCGAATTAAATGACTGATCAATGGTAGAAAGCATATTTGGCGTTTCATTTTCCATTATCCCCGTCATGGTCATAATATTAGACTGATAATTTGCAATTCCCTGACCATCAATAGCAATTGTATGTCTGATATTGCTATTAACAGATGTGGTAATGGTCTGCATATTATTAAGTTCAGTCATTATAACACCGCCCTGCATATCAAATCCAAAGTCGGTAATAACACTTTCACAATAAGGAGTTTCACCAATTAAAGACATAAAGGCATAAGCATTTTCATCTCCACTTGCTCTGCCTCCAAAATTTGGTTCAATAAAAGAAATAGCAGTAGAAGATTCATATCCACTTGATGTTCCTTCAATATTTCTCATAAACTGTGTAGTTCCCCTTGTGGCCATTACATTCATTGTAGATGTTCGATAACTGGTAATATTGCCCATAGAATGAACAGTATTCTGTTCTCTAATAGTCATAGAACCATCAACAATTCCACCGACTTCCATGGTATAACCATTAGACGGAGCAGCAACCGCATTAACAGTAACAATCGTTACTGTTGCGATAATTAATATCCATATAATCAAAAAATATTTTGTATAATCAGTTTTCATAAGATTCACCTGTCAAACTCATCCTTCTTAAATAATTTCTTCATTTGTTCAAAGAAATCAGCAATAATTTCAGAAACAGTTTTCTTTTTCGTAAAATTAAATTCATGTATTTCTTCTGGATTTGCTGGCATTATATCACGACTAATAGATGTTTCAACAGTTGTTCCAAGAGGAGGAACTGCTTTAATTGTTACAACAGTGCCTTTTTCAATGGCAATAGAGAAACTACCTTTTTCATCGCGTTTTACACCATCGACATAAAATGTTGCATCGACATTAGAAGTAATACGGAGTTTAGAATATATTTTATTTGCTGTTTCAAGCATATCTATACCGATAGGACAATAAGCCATATCAACACCGCGTTCACCATTATAACCTACATAATTCCAGTAATCTCTATTTACGCCTCCAATTTTTGACCAAATTTTCCAGGATTGAACAAAATATATAATACCCAAGTCAAGATCATATCCGACTGCAACCTGTGCATGGCCTCCATCTGGAAAACCACTTGGAAATGGGTAAATACCTTCACAACCCTTTTTCATATAATTATCATAAATTGTAACACCAACAAGACAAACACCTTGTTCGTATATCATACGACAACATTCATCAAAATTGGTTGTAGTAGCGTATCCAGTAATACGAAATTCTCCAGCCTTTTCGTAAGCCTGTTCTCTTGTTTTACTCCCACCTGACGGCCATTCCCACGGATAAAATTCTGGAGCGCAAATACTTGTAATTGGTGTATAAACATCAGTTTCAAGAATTGCACCCACTTCTTTACAGAATGGAATAGCATCTTCAAGCCATGCGCCAGACGGGTAAGCAACATTACCACGCTTACGAGCCCCATAGTAAATAAACTGTGCAGATTTCCAAATATCGTAATAAATTTCACGCATCATTGAACATGGCAAGTCATCGAATTTTTCTTTGACTTCATGCCTTGCTTTCTTTGGATTTGGAAGTTCTTTACCTTCCTGCATCAATTTATTAATATGAAGAATTGAAAGAGCAATAGCAACTGACCATCCAACACATGTTGGTCTTTGGCCCTGATCACAGTAATCAGGCAAATAATCAACAGCAGGATTCATCCATTTTCGAGGAATGGCCATTTCACCCATGGCTTCCATAGGCATATTTTTACGAATAGTTTTATAATCGTAAAATCTTACCTTATCTCTCGATTTTGGAACTGGAGCAAGAATACAAGGAATTGTCACTATCGTGCTTTCTTCATCATACTGTATCTTATTAAATTGAAGATATATACGAATAAATTCTTTGACTTTTTCTGGAGAAATTTGCGTATTTGTTACAATACCAGATAAGGAAGTATCTTTAACAATATCTGATTTAAGATACCGCCATATTTGGTTTATTTCATCGCGCGTGATACCCAATATCTCACCTTTATATAATTAAGTTGACAAAATATAAAAAGAAAATAGTAAAGAGGTAAAAGCAACTTAATCCAAGTTCAAATCTCTTACTACCCATCCATCAGGCAGTTTTCCCTTCTCAACCTGCTTCCATCTTTTCTTCAAATATTCAGGAGCCTCTGAATGTTCTTTCAGCAAATTAGAAGCCTTTGTTCTAATCGCAGCAAAAATATGCTTTGGAATCGAAGTAATCTGACCATCGCAATTTGGGTCAAGAATCGAATAAAATTCAAAAACACGAAATGGGTCATCTCCAATTCCTGTCATCGATGCATAGATACTGTTTGCAATTTTTAAACCCTGATTTTTATCTTTAAATATATTACGTTTATTAAAGGCCTTAACTGATGCAAGAGCAATGCAGGTTGCTGCAGACACCGTAGAATAATAATCATGGTCTATATTAATAAGTTCTTCTATGAAAGAAGGCAAATTGTCAATATCAATTTCACCAATTCTCTTAAACCAACCTTCTACAGTTTCCTTTGGAACCTTTATCTCATTCTTTTCTTTAAATTCCTCCAGGATTTTTCTATCTCCTGCTTTTAGACTCGATTCATCGATTTTTATAGCCTGTTTCATTTCAGGTTTTGATTCTACCTTTGCTTCTAAATTTACATCTACCAAAACAAATCACTCCTTATGGCCTGAAGAAAAATACCAATAATCATGCTTATAATGAATACAATAACCCATACTGTTATATCCAAAAAAGCAGCAACATACAAAGCAAAAGCAATATATAAAACTGCTCCACTTGTAAACAATATTATTGCACATAGAAACATACAAATGGCAATAATAAAATTACTAACCGTCAATCTATACACCTCAAATCTTCAGGAAATTTTTCATGTTCTCTCCAATATAAAAAAGAAGCACCTGATTTACGTCTACAAATCAGCGTTGTATTATTATATTGAACCATAGAAAGTTTTCCTATAATACGATTGAAAGTTTCATAAGAAATTTTCATGCCACTTTCTATCCATAGAAAACGGGCGCTTCGTGAATTTTCAGAGCCAAAAGGAACAGAATAAAAAAAATCAACAAATGTAGTTCCTTCCTGCTTGGTAACAGCACTTACCATATATACATATATATATGTATTAATAAATAAAACTTATGGTATTATACACTTTCATAAGTTAATTTTATTTCTAACTTTTCTCCATACTTTAAATAAAAAGGTTCATCTTCGTAGCAGCGCGGAGACCCCACCCTTTAGGGTGGGGAGGAGCGCGTGCTTACACCTCCGAAAAGTATATATCACATAACCACCTACTATATGAATGTGCTTAGGACGGTTACTTTCAAGCTTGGGTTGGTAGATCAAGATCGGATGGCTCTCCTCGATACGATGAGAGCATATACCAAGGCGTTCAACGAATCCGCCCGATGGGGATTTGATAACAAGACGTGGAATAAGGTCGATAACCATCACGCCACATACAAGCTTGTTCGTCAAAGCACGGATCTTCCTTCGTCGCTCGTCCAGGGAGCAAGAGATTGTGCTTGCGAAGCTCTGAAAGCTGTCAAATGCAAAACGCTTCCAGAACGCAAGCCTCTTGCAGCTATGAGGTACAATCAACGAGTCGCCACAGTCAACCTGATCCACGGTATCGCTACTATAGCATCTACCAAAGGACGGGTCAAAGCAACGTTCTTCGTGCCTCCAGCCTATCGAGACTACCTTGGATGGAAGATCAAATCGTCCACGATATCCTATGATCGAAGAGCCGACACGTTCTATCTGCATGTGTCCCTTGAACATAACGATCTTGAACCTATAACCGAGTTCAAAGTGCTTGGTATCGATCGAGGTATCGTGAACATTGCAGTCTGCTCCGATAACACGTTTTACAACTCGAAGAAGGTCAAAAATACTAGAGCTAAGTATGCTCACCTTCGCGCTGAGTTGCAGTCTAAAGGCACCAAGTCGGCAAAACGCAAGCTCAAGCGTCTCTCCGGCAAGGAAAGACGGTTTATGACTGACGTGAACCATTGCATATCGAAGCAGATCGCGAACTCGGATTTTACGGTGTTTGCTCTCGAAGATTTGAGCAAGATCCGAGTCCAGAAGCGAAGAGGTAAGCAGTTCAACCTCAAGCTCAACAACTGGTCGTTTTACCAGCTCGAGCAGTTTCTTCGGTACAAGGCTGAGACCCTTGGGAAGCACGTGCTTCTCGTAGACGCCAGGTACACCTCGCAGAAGTGCTCTAAGTGTGGGCACGTCTATAAGGGGAACCGTGAAGGTTCTTCGTTCCGATGTCGCAAATGTGGATTTGAACTCCATGCCGACCTCAATGCTTCGCGTAACATAGCTCAGGCGGGTATATCTTGCCTGAGTAGGCTGCCCTGTCAACC